TGAATGACCTATTTAGAACAGATGATATATAGTTCAATAGATTACCCGCAGTAAATCCTAAAGATGTCGCTAATGCGACAAATCTATCTATTACTCGAGCGGGTCCCGTTAACGCCTCTGTCAATTTTATTGTTTCACTTAATTCTAATACTATCTGTAGAATCTGTTGTTGTTGTTGTCTAAATGTTTTATAATCCCCTGCTGTGACAGATAATCTTCCTGTTAATACAGATGCCTGTTTTCTTGCTCTAACATTAACCCGTCGTTTCGCCTTATTCAAAAGGTCTAATGACGGGTCGTTGTAATCCTTAATTGATGGCATATAATATATAAATATATTTTTAATACAACCCTTCGGCTTTAACGATTTTACTGGCTTCAATTAATTTAACACCCCTCTCTTTCATTATTCTCTTTACGATTTGAGCTCTGGCGTTAGGCTTCTTCTTCTTACCACCACTAGTTTCACCTCCACATCTTCCTAAACCAACGGCTTTTATTATCGCTTTCTCGGCAACTTTCTCTCCAATCCTTCCTATAGCAGGTAGTGCTTTTTTACCGATGGAACCTAGAATCTTACCAATATTGGGTTTCTTACGACCGCCCGACCTTCCTAAACCAAGGGCAGCCATCGCAGCCTCCTCTGCGGCTTTCTCAGCAACCTTCTCTCCTGCTTTTGATACCCTGCTAGTATTTACTTTTTTACCTAATAACGCAGGTCCAATTACATCGTGACCTAAATCATATCCAGCCTCAAAAGGATTGACTCCAACTACCTTTGTAAATGGTTTCCCTATTATTTTACCTACTGATTTGACGGCTTTTAATAGGTTGAATCTTCCACCTACTGCACCATCTATTCCTGAATAATGTGAACCACCTGATGATACAGCCATTCCTGCATTCATATTAAATGGCGGATACGCTGGACTGTTTCCAGGTGATATATACATCTGTGTATGACTGCCACCACCGATCATTCTTGGGGCTTCTCCGTGATATGAACCTAGTCTAAACCCCATCGGGCTTGGGTAATACGCAGATCCAGCGATGTTAAAGTGCTTTGCTTCCATCTCATCTATCTTATCTACTAATGCCCTATTGTAGGGGGCATTATAAGTGATGTTCGCTTGTGGCATTATATTCTATATTGAGAAAAAATATAATGTGGATTTTGTCTAAACTTATTCGGTGGAGTAGAGTTTAGTAACTTGAATTTGTGTAACAGCAGACGACCAGACTGATCCAGTTCCTGTAGCGATAATGCTAAATGTATTTGAACCCGTGCTTGTCCAGAGAATAGATACTGGCACTTGAATGACAGTAAAAGCGGGGGCAGTAATGTCAAAAATGGGGACAGAATTGGTGACGAATTGAACATCAGTAAGGGTTGCTCCTGACATATTCACTGTTCCTGTGATGAGATAAACACCAGCACCGAATACCTTTGATATAAGGGTTGCTGCGATTCCATCAGCGATGGTGACAGCGGCGGTAGTATTGTATAGGACTGGCTGAATAGCGTTTGAACGAACGGACATATTATACATTACCTAAATATATTTATTTTTTGTTTTTTTGCTAAATTAACACATACCAGACAATCGGCTTTTTCCGCCTGAAGGTGCTCCGCAGTGCATCTTGGCTTTAGCAGCAGCCATCATTGGACGAACCATTCCTCTCGCCCTTGCTAAAGCACCGATGGCGGTGTTAGCCATATTCATTAGGTTTCCACCTGTCATTCTTTTAACTTCCATCGACTTAAATGCCGATGCTTGTTGAGAGGTTTTAGCATCCAATACCATCTCCTTTGTGAGGATACCAGTATAGACAGCAGATACACCTTGCTGGGTAGTAAAGACACCCGAGTTAACGCAGATGACACAGATTTCAGGTGTGATTGTATCTGGGAACTGATTGGCGACCTGAACGGTGAATTGGAAGTTATAGTTTCCTAAAGATCCGCAGGTAATATAATCGGGCAAAGAAAGGTCGTATGCAGGATTGACTACAAGAAGAGAACCTGTAGTAGGAATGATAAGTGCCGACTCGTCAGTAAGGGATATAGCGAGAGGAGTGGCGTTGGCTTGACCGCAGAACTCGAGCCAAGATTGGGTTGAGCCATTCTTGGAAGACAAACGCCAGAGGTCTTGAACTGAGGAAGATGAGAGAAGACCTGACTGGTTGTTAAGGTTGATACTGATTCCTTGGATTGCTAGGAAAGAGTTGGAATCAAACCAATCCTGGTTAGCCATCGGCTTACGGACAGATATAATAAACATATCTGGAATCTGGTTAATTTGAAGATTGCTAGATGTGAGCGTAGCAGTTCCAAGAGTAGCAATTGAAGTGTTGTTAGCAGCAGAGGTTAAATATCTTGGGAAATCCATATATGGAACAACATTCTTAGTTTGGACGAGGTCGCTTGGTTGAGTAGAAAGGAAACGAAGAAGCATCGCTGGGGCGGATACTGCGGTTTGGATTCCAACTGGAGATGCTAATCCTGCGAAACCATTAGAACTGGTTGGGAGTGCAGAGTTATTCGTTGTAATACCAAGTTCAATATTAGTAATATAATGGTTGGCGGTCGACCACACACGCTTACATCCTGCGTCCACATTCAAAGTAAGGGACATATTATTTATTCCTAAAAGACCCTGGCAATTGAACTCAGGATTACCGTAGATGAATGGGGAGAGGAATAGAGGCTCGGCAATAACAGTTCTAACGAAAATCTTCCATGTGTTCGTTGCTGGGTCTGTTGAGATTGGAGAGTGGTCAGTATAAACACCACTCACATATCTTTCAATAGTGACTTCTACTGGGAAGGCTCCTCTTGGGGTCTGGTCTATATCGTAAGAAGCAGAGTTGTAATTTGCTAAAGGACTGTTGGTTGCTCCAACACCGTCGCTATAACTTCCATATGCCTGATCGGGGAGGCTGGGGGTCGTGCTGTTAAATGCGTATAGTTCTCTAGAGTTGTTCATACGAAGAAGCGATGGAAGAACATCCTTCATATTAATACTGACAGTAGTGTTGTTGATCTGAGCAGTAGCAGTCGTAAGAAGAGCGTTAAAAGGAAAGGCTTGGAAGGAATCAGTTAAACCGTAGGCAAAGACAGAATCGCCGATTGCGACTTGATACAACGGGTCTGTCGTTGATCCTGCAGAGATGGATAGCGAAATACTGGTATTTATAAGCATATCTCTACCTATAACAACGTTTTCGGAGGGGACCTGGATCGTAAAGATGACGCTGGAATTACTGCTAGATGTGGACGGAAATCTTTGGTAGGTCGTCTGGGAAGCACCTGATTTTACGGCAAAGTCAATATCGCTGGTGATGTCACCAATAGTGGAATCACGGACAAGGACAGTTTGGAAGTCACTCATTATATTTTATATATAGAAAATAAAATGGTTCAAAAATTATTAAACACCTCTTTTCTCTCTTACTTCTTGTATATCAGCCTTATCTTTCTTCAAGAATCCGATTTTGAGGGTCGCCGCCTGTCCACTTGCTAGTCTAAATGGGATAAGTTGCCCCGTCTTTAATCTGTAGAATATTTCTATATCTATATTGTAGAGAGGGCGATTTCCGTAAAGGGTGATGAGTCTATATTGACTCGTAGGCACATACACTAGATTAGGTCTATATTCACCTGTATCACTTGCTAAATCTGTTAGGATATTGGCGATGTCCGAGTTATTTCCTCCTAAAGAAACCTGTTGACCCTCGTTCAAAAATACGGGGGTGCTTACTTGAGATGCCTGGATAGGTAGGGTATTGGAAGTAAAGACAATTGCGGTGACTGGTGTAATATTCGCTAAAGTGCTTACCTCCTGATAAACTACTATAGCGTTAAATGTTGGTGGTATTGGTAGAACAGGAACAGGGGATACGATGATTTCTTGGAGGTTAGTTGAACCGAAATTAATGAACCCTAATCTCCAGTTCAATTGTGAGCCATATCCTAATAAAACCGCTGGAATTGAAGAGAATAAACCGTATAGCGGGGCATTCCATATCACTTGGATTTCGTTGTTAGGGGCTAAAGGGTCAAGGTCAATCTTATATCCTAATACATCAGCGTATAATACTATACTGGATGAGGTTGTATCGTAATAGACAACTGGGGCAAAAGGAGATGGTAGTGTTAATCCTGCCGCTACTACTAAAGCCTCTAAAGCAAGATATACCAACTGAAAGGTTTCATTAATAAGTAGGACGAACCAGGTCATATGATAGGAAAAGTAGTATCCTGATGCGTTATCTTGTAGTTTATTGAATGTAGCATTAGGAGGAGCAGGAACCCCTGCAGCCTGGTCTTGTGGTCGCCATATTATAGGTAATGTTGCGGTAAATGGGGCGTTTGGTAGTGTAGGGTCGGTATATTGTAGTGTGATATTGTAGATAGTTAAATCTTTATTACCTTGATTTGGTTCAATACTAGGTATAAAGACAGGTATAGTTCCAGTTTCTACCGTGAACCTTAGAATGCTCAGGTAATAATCCTCTGGGTTCATTATAAACGGCATACTACGCTGATCGTTATAATAGACTGGAGTAGGGGGTTTTAATGTGCTTTTGAAATTAGTGACAGTTATATCGAAGTAGATTTGATCGCTCTGGACTGCATTCTTCTTTAGATCAAATTGTGACATATATATTATACTGTTATATTTTTTTATTCTTCTAAACGGGTTCTTTATCTGCTAAAGTTTCTAACCGTTTCTTCTCTCGGTGTTTTCTTTGATATTCTACCCTTTTTTTCGTAGTTGTTCCTTTTCTTCATCGGTCTTACTTTCATATATTTCCTTGCGTCGTTCTAATACTGTTTCTTTATTAGCATTATACCTTTCTCTGTGGTAATTACAAACCACCTGATTATTTTTTTGACGATATTCCTTTTTATATTTTTTATCATTATATACAGCATTATTACTATTCAGTTTATTTTGTTGTTGCTCTATCCAATACTGCTCTCTCGCTCGTGCTTCATTATTATCTTTACAGGGGTATTTTTCTATCTCTATCATCGTCCAATTATCCCATCCGCCATTCTCTCGTATAAATGTGTATATTTTTAAATGATGTCCTTTTTTATTAGGATTATTACAACTTGATTTGTGTGAGTCTTTTCTATTTACAAAATGGGTGGTTGAACCTACATATGTGCTTGTTATTTGATGGTCTTTACATACAAAATGATATATACTAATTTTAGAATAATCTATCGCTGTTCTCGGCATTATATCTTATTATATCCTATTACCTCTATATCCTTTTAATCTAAACTGTTTAATATGAATGTGTCTTTGATACTTATCGCTACCATCGGGAAGGTCTTTACAATACAAACCCATCTTGATTCACATTGTTTTATCTTTTTTATTTGAGTCTTGTCAAGCCCGAAAT